TCAATCGGCTGGCGTCAAATCCAAATAGAACTGCCTGCCAAGCTTGAGTTGCTCCACAACAGCCGGATTTGTGACGCTCATTTCGAAATGCCCGTTGGGGGTTGCCTCGCAGAAACGAACGTCTTCCGGAATCTTGTCGTCGTATTCGGCTTCCATCTTGATGCTATAGCTGGTGCCGTAATGATGGGTGATCTGCTTCACTTTGAATTTTGCACGTACTGACATGGGGAATAATCCCTTCTTCTGGTAATGCCGGATTCCGTCCGGCGCGGGTTTTATTCGCATGATCGCTGAATAAGAGGGCCCCTCTGAGGCGCATCGTTGAGAGGCGTAAGGGGCCAATAAAGTGGGGGCCACCCTTCCATGGTGGCGGCCCCTGAGCTTGCTTTCGCAAGAGCCTGCCGCACGCGACAGGGGGGTATGCTTTCTTATAGTCTATAAAATAGGGCTAGTGAATCCCCGGCAGGCCAAAGCGGGCCAGAAAATACCCCAGGCACACAATCAAAAGACCGATCATCCACACCAGCCCGCGATTGACGATCCGGTTCAGTTCGTCTCGTTGCGCCTTGCGCTCGATGCTACCCTGATCGAACCGCGCCATGATGGCCTTACGGTTCTCCGCGCATTCGTTGATGTGCGTGAGGATCAATGTTTCGGCGCGTGTTGCCATCTCCAAAGCCCTCGTATCCAAGATCTGTTGAAAACGCTGATCGGACATATTCGCCCCCTCTTTAATGGTGGGTTGTTACTCGCAGGCTTTAAGGCTGCTCTCGAGTTCCTGAATGCGTGCAGACCTTGTGTTCCGCCCCGCAAGCAGCAGCTTCACACGCTCGAACATATCCGGCGCTGTTCGTAGCGCTTCGTCGGAATCGGGGTATTCGATTGAGGGGCGAGCGGCCGCCTTGCAGCGCACAGGGGTGGGGACATAGACCGTCTGGGTCACCACCCGCTCGGGCGGTGCAGTGCCGCAGCCAAATAGCACCACCGCCAGGCAGGCAATGGCCGCGAGGATAGGAAGCGCTCTGATGATCATCGCACTTGCTCCATGATTAGGCTGTTAGCGGATTTGCAGATATCTGGCCCACTCTTGGTGGCCATGATCGCGGCGTTCGATTTCTGCAACTTCTCGAGCACCGGCTGCATGGCGGCAGCAGCGTCGGCCAGCCGCTTATCGGTGGCGGCCTGTTCGCTCGCATGGGCGGCCACGCCTGCGTTGCACTGATCGAGCCCACCTTTGAGGGTCAGAGCATTGGCGCTCGCCGCCGCAAGCTGCACCTTATAGCCAGTGGTCGGATTGTCGATTGCGTTTTCGAGACCACGCACCTTGCCGGTGTAAAACAGCATGGCAGCGGCCAATGCTATAGCGAGCACCAAGCAACCGGCACCAGCCGCGTAGGCGAGGATTTTGTCTGTGAGCATCCTACGGACCCTTCACTTCCTGTTTCACCAACCGGCCAACAATACCGAGGACCAAAATGGTGATCGCCACGATGGCCCCCGCCCATGTCGGAATAGCGCTGCGAAGATCATCCGGCATTGCGATCCACGATCCGAGGATGACAATCGCCAACGCCATCGCCTGGACCGACAGCCAGCGCCACGCGCGCTTTGCGTCTTCAACCAACCGCATCGAAATTCTCCGAGATTTTATGGATTGAGCGTAAGCACCATCAGAGCAGCGACATCCCATCGCGAAGCTGGCGATCATTCCAATAGGGCGACCACCCGCCCGTTTCATGCGTTGCCATGGCTTTGATGACCGCGAAGTAGTTGGTACGCGTGGGGGGGAATATGTCGCCGTCACCTATGCCTAAGGCATTAGCCACGGCCATTGAATAGGCGAAGGTGTTGTTCTCGGTGGACGGCGCAAAGCGCGAGACAATCTTAGACGGCGTATCCAGACCATAAGACCTGCGATAGGTTTGAAGCAGCTTGAACGCCGCTCGGAAACCCCACTCCGGCGATCTGAACACGCAGAAACGTGGTTCTGCCATCTGCGCCGCTGACATATCTTTGGCAGCCATCTGCCCGGCCCACGGTTGGCCGCGTTCAATGTTGCATGGGTTATTGTTGCGAACAGAGCGCGGGCTCACGGGATCGTCGCCGGATCGGTAAAGGTATCGCCGTAATAGCGGCCCTGTGTCATCGCGAATTGCCATTGACGGCATGACCGTACAGCGCGCTCCTCATAGGTGAGGCCAGATACGGTCAGATCTTCGAGGTAGAAGCGGTAGAAGATGTGGCTACCATAAAGCGCGGACCAGCTCGCGCCGGAGTAGCCGGTTAGCCCGCCCCAACCGATGTCACCAACCATTGCCGCCGCATTGGCAGCCACAGTCCCGGTCCACCCGTCCACCCCTATCGACGCAATGCAATTGCCCATCGTATCCGGGCCCGGCACCAACTGGCTCCCGATCAGCTTTGATCCGGTCGGGTAAAAGCCAGAATTGTTCAGAAAAATAAGGTGATTGTTCACTGCGCTGACAGAGTTTGTCAGCAGCACTTTTGGCGGCCTGGAATTGGGGTTCAGCGATGCGTTGAGGGCCTGTCGCGTCACCCGATACCAGAAGTCCACATAGAATTTGTGATCGGCGTTATCGATCATATATTGCTTGATGAGCGCAGGAAGCGCGAACCTTGCGTTATAGCCGGGGAATGCTGTCTGCGAGCAAATGACATGCAACCCGCCCTTGCTGGTGCGCTCGATCTTACCCACGTCTCCAGTAATGTTGCTGTTAAATGACCACGCCGCCCCAAGCGTCGAAGCATCGCCGGAGCCGATCAACGCTTGCGCTTTGGCGAGCGCGATGTTTTTGACGGCACCAGCCGAAGGGACCCCTGCGGCCCACGGATCGGCAGAATGGGCTGGGTCGATCAGCATCAACGAGCCGTCATTGAGCATCCAATCCGCCTCACGAACCGGCATATCAGGATCGACCGGCGCGTTTACATCTGCATTAAAGGCAAGGAAACTGGACATTAAATCCACCCCATGGATTGCATACGCTCCTGCACGAGGTATTCGATCAGTGCGTAATAGGTTGATGTTCCATGCAGCACATCGCTGCGAATACTGCGGGGTGGTACGCCCGCCGTAATGTCGGTGAGATCGTCGCTGTCGAGGGACACACCACGAGCCGTGAGCCACGTTTCATCGGTGAGATAGCCCAGAACGTCGATGAAGTTGTCGCCATAGAGCGCAGCGGCGGACGTGTTATAGGCGGTGATCCGACCCTTGGTGCCACTATCATCGGTCGATGCCGTGACGACTCCGAGCAGTAGATACTTCTTTGCAATCGGCTTAAACCAATCAAACAAGGTCACCACGCGCGCGAGCAGCGTCGTGCCAGGCGTGCCGCTCGTCCAGCCATCATTACGGCCCGGCCAAGCTACAAGCGTCATTGTATCGTAGTCGCGTGCATCTGGGATAAAGCTGCTGTTCGGCGGGCAAGAAACAGCGGAGCCGTCGGCGGTGCGTGTGAAGGTATAGTCGCCACTCGTATCTACTGCCAATGTGCCATGCACACCGGCCACTGTGCCGGGGATGCTGCGCTCCGGGTCGCCGTTGATGTACAGGATCGTGACTGCAATGGCTGTTACGTCTACAGGACCAGATGTAGGGATTTCGTCGCCGCTCACTGTCAGCGTCGTGCCGATATAGCGGCAGAGGATTTGCTCAGACGTTTGAGACGGCCACCCGTCGTTGATGACCGGGAGGCCCGTGTTGGCGGATAGCGCTGTGGTGTATGGCTCGCCACCAGCGCCGTAGGTCAGGCTATCGCCCGCTGCCAGAATATTCGGGATGGAGACTGCGGGATAGGATGGACCACCAGCAACCTCCATAACACGCGTGACAGGCGCACCAGACTCATCGGACACGAACAGCAATCGGCCATTATCTGTCAGCGTCGGCGCGGTGTTATTACCTTCGTCAGTAAGTTGCACATATTTACCGCCCGCCTTCGCGATGCTGCGCAGTTGATACTTCCCATCTTCATCGAGCACCTGGTCAATCAGTGCGTCGTCGGTGAGCAGGCCCGCACCGCTCACCAAGGAGCGGTCAGCCACCCCAGAGCGCTCTATCTTGCCGAGCCATACGTTGCTGCCAAAAGGCAAGCCGAGCACCAATTGATCGCCGACATAAAATGGGTAGAGGCATCCCTGCTCTTCCGTTACCTCGGCAAACGACCCACCAACCGATGCACCCAGAAGCTTGCTTGTTACCTCATCTGTAAGGGACGCGCGGTCAATTGATTGAAGCGGTGCGCGAAATCTCCAAGGCGTAAAATACCCATCAAGATCGACATAGACCGCGAGCTTTCCGCCCATCACCCATTCGAGGGGGTGCCCCGCTTCCTCGCCTGCTACGCTAACATATGTGTCGCCAATGCCGGTCGCGGTCTCAACCGCCTCACCAGCATCATTCCGGTAGAGGGTTAGAAAGCCGTTTGAATAAACGCCCGGGACGGCAAAATATCTATTGGCTGCACCCGTCCCGCTTGTATTTGCAATCCCCGTTGCGGTGTCTGGATAAATCTTTCCAGACCCGGCATAAGATGCATCAAGGCTAACTATAGCCGCCGTATTTTCTTGGACGCTAGTCTGCGTGTCGGTGACATCGGCCCGCAGAACATCAATGTCGGTTTGTATACTCGGTATGGTTGGAATCGCGTTCCAAGAAGTCCCATCAAATTCATACGTGACGTTGGTATCCTTGACGTAGCACTGCTGTCCCTCTTTGGGAGAGAGGAATAGCCATTCGCCGCCACCACTGAATATCGCAACAGCGTTGCTATGACCGGAGAAGTGCCCCAGTCCGAGCGCCGACACAAGAATGGCCTCTCCGAATCCCTCTGTACCGTCTGGCTCAGCCCTCACGGCAGCGGCGACCCACGCGCCATTATTATCGAACACCGGCATGTTAAGGCCGGGCACGTTTACGATCACGCTCATGATGCTCCTAATCAGCCTGGTGCTGAGCCGTAGAAAAATATAAGTGCGAAGCCGTATCCAACTAACCCTTCCGCATCCGTGACGGCGCATCTGGGCGTGCAATTGTAGTACCCCAGAGGAGGGGCAAGCGCCTTGAATTGCGTCGTGTCTGATGTGGGCGAGAGTATTTGAACTGGCATCCCAACAAAGGTTTGAGCTGTCCACTGATATGTATAGGGCGGCGTTCCACCACCTGGTGTGGCTGTTAGCGGGCCTACTGTGTCAGTGCCAGACTCTATATACCCAGGGTTGACGCTTACTGGGAACGTGGCGTCTATCGAAGGGCACGCCGCGATCAACGCTTGCATGATGCCCGTCACGATACACCAGAGCCCATGATGCACCATGAATCCAGGCCGTCGTAAATTAGCGTTGCTGCGCCATAACTAGAAATGGAAGCGTTCGAACTCGTTGATGTGCCAGCCTTACGAAGTGCAACGCCAGTCCCCCTCGCAATGGTGAGTGTGCCGTTTCCCGTGCTGCGCAGATAGATTGCGTCACCTTGTTGGAATGGAGTGGTGCTGTTCGGAGGGATCGTCCATGTATGTGCGGAGTTAGATGTGTGATAGACGCCGCCACCAACATCGCTCAATTGAAATGTGTAGGCGGCATCTTGCGTATTCGGCGGGATGTTTTTTAGTCCCGCATCCATCCCGCCTACTTGCAAGCCGTTCTGATAATTGTCGATGCCAGAATGCAGACAGGCTGTATCGAGGAAGCCAAGCGTATGCCCGCTAGTGCCGGTGTCAGCTTGCGATGCTGTCCCCAACCCCAATTCTTCCCGGAAGGCCGGAGCGTTTACGCCCTCCCCGTCTGCGGATATGGGCGAGGTTGAAAGCGGTTGAATATCTTCAAACGTATAGATCGTTGCGTTGTTCGCGTCCGTCCATTTAACGTCGTAGGTATCGGATGCATCGCCCCACACCTCGGCAAAGCGACCCGCGCTGTCAGACACGACGGGATTAACCAAAGGCGTGGTTAGGGTGGCATCTGTGAACACATCCTGTAAAATGGTTGTGCCCTGCTGATAGAAGAACAGCTTGGCCTTCGAGTAGGGCCTGCCGTTCCGATCAACAGCCGGGTTCGGCATATCGAGGATTAGGCGTCCTGCTGTCATTTCGTGTTCCTGTTAACCAAGGCGTTGAGCATGAGTAATTACATCGAGAAGGTTGGCGTCCCTCTCGTCGGGTGGTTGGTGCTTGAAGGTTGGCGCAAATCAGCGCCCCTGAGACTGCGCCTCAAGGAGCGCCGCAGGGCCTGCTATTTTCACTGGTGTTTTCGCGCGGGACAGCAATTGGGCCGCATAGGTCGCTCGCTGGTCCGCTAAGAGCGATCTATCAATCACCCGCTTTATATCGTGGTTTCCAGAGCGCGAGAAATCCTGTGGTGACATCATGAGTAAGCGTCCAGCTTGGTCACGTGCCTCCACGGGCATCCTTCCGCCCGCACCGACGTGAGCCCGTACCGCGTCCATGCCGCGGCTTATGGCACCAAGCGGATTCCCTCCCACCAAATGATGACCCGCCCCAATAGCGCTACGCGCCACATCGAGCACCCGCTGGTCATTCTGCTCAATGGCTGCCTGCTCAAGTTCGCTTGTGGCCGAGCCTGCGCCAGGCATCATCCTCGCCCCTGCACGAGCCATATTTGCCTCCTGCTCGACTCTAGAGATAAACGACACAGCCTTGTCCCGGCCAAAGAGAGCCGTCAATTTATCTCGGACAACCGGCACAGAGAGCATCCCTGGACGCAACCGACCGCTTTGCGCGATGGAGAATATGCGGTTTGCCACACCACCCTTCAGCGCGTCTATTTCGGCATCACCAAGTTTCGAAACGTCAGCCGCGAGGTCACGCGCGCTGACATTATGGTTGAAAATGACCGTCTGACCATTCTGGAATTGCTCTTGTACGCGGAGGTAGTCCCCAGCCGACTTGCGGGCACGGGCGTATGCACCACCCTCAGGCTTCAGTGAATTTGGCCCAGCGCGCCCAGTCACATCGGCATTGTCTAGAGCTTTGACCAAGCGTGACTTTAGGCCAGAGAGGATCGCTCCCTCGGATTTATTGCCACCCCTGAAGGCTGCACTTATCTGATCGTCAAGTGCGCGCTTGACATAATCGTATGTCCGCAGCTTGAGCCCCGATGCTACGCCACCTTTCCACGGAAGAGCCTGCCCGGACTCCCTTACTTGCGCGAGCAGTTCCGGGTCTCGAGCGCCCAGTAGTGTCATATCGTTCTGCATAAGGTCGCGAGCTTTTCGAAGGGCAGCCTTTCCGGCCGGAGTGCTCAACACCCTGTCAATTTCAGGAGAAGCAATATTTGTGTTTGCCTTGTACGCCTCTTCGTACAGTGGAGTTGCTTTGGACTGCGCGGCCTTAACAACCGCATCAATATCGCCCTTTGCAGCGGCAGGAGACACGCCGAGAGTTTCTGCAAAATCCCCCATCACCCGGCTTGGCATCCCAGCCGCGCGCGCTGTGAGGGCACCCTCCAAGGCGTCTGGCGTTTGCCCGGATCGCCTGCCCAATGATGCGAGCCCGGTTATGCCGGGGCGACCAATCGCTTCCGCTACCGTGAAAGGCTTCCCCGCTGAGAGCGTCGAGGCAATCTCAGTTGGTGATCTACCTGACGCTGAAATGAGGTTTGCAACATATTGCGTCCCGCGATCTGCAGCAGGTGTAGAATATTCAACAATTTTGCGGCCCGCAGCCCGAAACACTGGCTTCGCAAGACGACTCGCACCTGTGACCGCAAGCTCGCCTAACTTACCTCCCGCCGCTCCCAATGCCGCATCACCGATCACTCCCATCGGAGTTTCCGCGTCCGACAATGACGCGCCAGCCAGAGCGCCGCCAGCGAGTGCACCGGGAGCCATCGCCATGAGAGGCAATGTTCCTGCTACCTCTCCGGCGAAATTCCCCAATGCGCCGGGCACTACGCCCTTCTTCGCCTGGGCGGCGATGTAATCAGCATGACTCTGTTTTGCTTGCGCGGCGCTAGGGAGACCAAGTTTATCACCAACGTAATTTAGGCCCTTGGCGATAAGATTTCCGGCACTGGGCACATGGAAAGGACCATCCGGCGCAGGAGCCGATAAAACCTTTTCAACGCCGGACGCAATGTTATCCGGCGCCTTGATCGCGCCCTGGTAAAATCCAAGGCCCTGACTTGTGCGCGGCTCAGGCGTCGGTGCTGCCGGAGAGGTTTCAGACACTCCGCCCATCTGCGCCTGAATAGCCTGGGCCAGCGCCTTAGCATCCTCCACATTCCCCGCCGCATCCGCTTGGCGCAGCGCATCGTAGAGTTTGTCGAGATCGTTCATTTAGTGGCCGTATTTCTTAAGCAGTGCGGAAACGTCAGCGGGTGTGGATTTCGGCGCATTGACCCGCCCACTCGGCGCGCCTCCATTCACACGGTCGTAATTATCGCCCACGCCGAATAGCCCCCACACCGCCTTATTGGATAGATAGATGTTGCGCTTCATCACGGCGTCCATCTTATGTGTGGCGTCCCCAACCGCCTTTTGAAGCCCATCCGCCTGTTTGCTCGAAAGGCCGTTCTTAATCACGCGTTCCGCTTCGGCATAGTCCTGCACAGTGATGCCGCTGCCTTTCCGGCCCTGCGTGGCCGCGCTGTATGCAGCAAGTTCGGTGCGCAATTGCTGGAGATGGAAGCTATATTGTGAAACGATAGGATCGCTGAACTCTTGGCCGGCAAACAATTTCGCCACGTTCGCAACCCGCAAACTCCCCATCGCCGCAGCATCTGCAACGGGCCTGAGATTGTCGATTGTGCCGACAAGCTCGTCTTCCATAACCTTCGTCTGATTGTTGCGCTCGATGTTCGATTCCAGCGTGTCCTTGTAAGCCTTGTACTGGCTGGCGAGCGTTGAAATATCGACGCCCTTCGTGTTTGCGAAATCCTGCGCCTCTTTAAACGCTTTATTCCTCGTTACCTTGTCGCGCGGCAGCTTTGAGGCTTCACCCGTCAGGACCAGAAATGCGGGAACACTAAGACCAGTCTGGGCCGTGATCGCATGGCTGTTAGGGTCAATTGCCGCCACTTCTGCTGGTGAGGTCGCATCAGTGCTATTGCCACCCCCGCCAACATGGGGCGCGAACCGAACCTCGCCAGTTGAGGCATTGATCTGCCGAGCGCCGGGATACTGTTGCATCTCTTGAGCGTTTGGCGCGCGCCACACTGGGCCGCCACCGCCTGCCACAAGTTGCAGACCTGGGGCCTGTGTCTGCGGCGGAGCCACGCTGCTCGTTGGCGCTGATGGTTGCTCGCCCGGCGCTGCGGCCCCGCCTACAGGGGCGCCTTCCGGGGGAGGTGACCCCGGATCGCCGCCTGTTTTGTAAACCGATTGCCCGGCCCCGACCGTGATGTATTTCTCGCCCTGCTGGTGCGAAACGACCTGGCCTGTAGCCTCGTCAAAAACATACACGCCGCCGCTGCCGTCCGGTTGGAATTTGAGCTTCTTCTGCGCCATTGCGCCGAGTGCCTGGAGCGTCGCATCAGGATTTGTCGCCAGGCCCTGTCGCGTGTGTTCGATAGTGGCGTCATCCAGCCCAAGCCCTTTGAGCTCTGGCGCAAGCTGTTCAAATGCGCCGGTAACGGCCTGTGGGCCACCTTTGGCAAAGATCTGCTGAAGCACGGGCGCGGCACGCTGGAGGTATTCGTAGCGTGTCTGAACCTTCTTTGCGCCCATATCTTCGACGGCGGCAGCTGTTTTAATATCGCCATTGTTGGCCAGAGTTGCCGCCGATCCCTTGTAGTCCCCTTGCGCGAATTGGCGGCCAGATTGCAACGTCGCAGCCTTATCAAAAAGGCTGTCGGCATAGCTCGCGCCATTCTTGAACGACTCCAGGAAGTTCGGTTGTGCGGCAAGATATTCAGCAGTTGTTGGCATGGGTCACCCCCAATATTGACTGTTGATCGGTGTAACCGTTACCGGGTCAAGGTTGGCAGGTCTGGAACTTGGGTTACGCATTCCATAGTTTAGTGCCGCCCCACCGATTGCGCCCGCCGCCGTGCCGATGGAATCTGCATAGCTCTTGCCTTGCGCGAGATATGACGAGGCGCGGTTATTGCCTGCTGACTGAATTATGTTGGAGATATTACCGGACGTATTGGCTCCAACATTCCCTAGATTGGTAGCAGTGCTTTGCCCAACACCTGCGAGACCGGCCAGTCTGCTAGCGTAGCTATCGAAATTCGATTTCGCGAGATTCGAGGAATAGGCGATCTCCGCTTTTCTTGTTGCCCCGCTGTCCAGGGAGCCACGCGAAGCTGCGCCTGCATCAACACCCTTAATACCTTCCTTCTGTGCGAAGTCGTAATCGGGGCTTTTGTAGAAGGACGAATAGTCAGGTGAGTTCGTATTTCCATCTGCTGAAACGCCGTACAAGCCAGCGAGCGCATCCAACGCATTATGCCCGGTTTGAAGCCATGGCATTTGATCGGTACGGGTCTGGTCATACTGGCGGCGCTCCTCGCCAACCGCCTGATCGGCTGACTGTTGTGTCGTCTTCGTAGCTTTGTCCACTGCATTAGACGAGAGAACTGCGCTACCTACAGCACCCGCCGCCGCTACAACGCCCGCCGCAACCGCCCAAGGCATTATGCGGCCTCCACGATGTGATGTTCCTCAAGCACTTCTACCTCGACTGTGTCGTGCAGCCGGTGCACGCAATAGACGATTGTCTCATCCTGGAGCGATTGGAACATGTGCTTGACACCAGCTTTGATAAAGATGCCAACCGGCGCAACACGATCACCCACAAGAACACCATCGGCCCAGACGCGGACTGAACCCGTCGCCAGCATGGAAGTGTGGTCATATTTGTGCGAATGCTGCGGGATGATCGTCCCCGCCTTCTTGATATACATCTGCTTGATGAAAACGCCGTCCGCCAGGAAATATTCACGATCATCTGGCGGCTGCTCATCCGCAGCACGCAGGCCATGTAGGCCGCAGCTACCGCAATCGATACCACACTGGCTCATGGTTCGCACCTCATACAAATAATTGCTGTGATCCGGTCGGTATCGCCCCGGTTTTGAACGCTGTGGGTTTTCAGATTGTCGAAAGTCCACACCTCGCCTGGGCGCATCACCACCTCGTCGCCTTCGCAGAAATTTATGCAGCCGTCATTTGACTGGAGCGGGACGTAAACCTTCTTGTTCATGGTCTCGGCGTGCCAGCTTCCACGGTCATGGTGTGGCTTCACCTGCCCACCGGGCGGTATTTTTGTGATCAGGATGCCGCCAAGATAAACGGCCCTGACCCGCGCCATAAGGTCGTAGACAATGGGATGCAGCGAAGGCATTGCGCGCCATGCCGGGTAGAACTCGGCAAAATGCGGGGCGCGAAAATCGTCCCCGGTTACTAGTTCTGAGCGCTTGCGATACCTCACCCAAATGTCGGGCACACCAAAGTGCGGCGATTCCGGATCATGGGTGCGTTCCGCATAGGCGCTCCAAAGATCGGGTGTGGTCAAGATTTCGTCGAGAACCGGCGCAACATCCAGCCCTTCCGCGATTTTCTCAAAATGCTGCATTAGTCAATCAATCCGTGGGCGCGCATCGCGGATTCGAGCGCGAAAATCCGTTGCCGAGCGGCAAGCAAATCGTTTTGGATAGCCTGCACTTCGGATTGCGAATAGCCGCCACCCACTGTTCGGGTATCATCCGCGTTGAAGGCGCCCATGTTTTCCGTGCCTGTCGCCGCCGTCCAACCCGTGATCTGCGAGCCAACAACCTGCGTGCCCTGGACCAAATAGCCGAGCATGGAATTGACAGGCAGGTAGAACAGATTATCGCCCGTGTAGCTGTTCGGCAGATCGCGATGCGCAACGCCCGATGAAAGATCAGCCAATTCGCCAGAGAGTGATGTCGTGCCATTAAACGCCACCTCAACGGAATTCATCGCCTGATCCCAGAAGCGGGAAAAGGTGATGGACGCGGGGTCTTTCGTGACCGTCATCATGTGATTGATCCGGGGGAGCTTCAGCATCATCCAGCCATCCAGTCATTCACCTTGGCGTAATTCAGACGGAACACCGTGTCCTCCGACATGCGCAGATGGAACAGCCTGCCCGGCGCGCGCATCATGCCCAGCCGCGTAACAGCGACCTCGCGGCCATATTCACCGCGCTTTCCAAGGCTGATTTGCGCCCAGTCGGACCATGCATTTCCGCCATTGTCGGACCAGCGCAGTTCAACCACCGGGTCAGAGCCTGGGCCGCTTGCGTTTGCCCGCCCCGTCGCTGCCAGGAGCGAAAACGATGCGCACGGCACTGGCCGCCCCATAACTGCCGCACCACCCGTCAATTCACGGATGAGCGGCTTGCCGTCGTCATTGGACCGTCCGGCCTCCAGCCTCCAGAGCTTGCCCTGTTCGTCATCCCCCGCAACGATCAGAGATCCATCAGTCTGCGCCCCGATATGCGCGCGCCACGCCGGGCGGCCATAGCTGGTAAATTCAGGCCACGTCCCGGTGGACACATCAAATACGCGCGTGCCCTTGCTACCTATGGTCAGGCAGTAAAATGTATGGCCTTGATACGCGAAGGCCCAAGCCCGCAATTCCGATACACCGGCCTGCGAAAGCATCTCCTCAACGGAATTGTCTGAAATCCGTACCGGCACACTGTCGCCGCGATAGACGACCTTATCCGTCCCCACCCAGAATAGCGTATTGTCCAGCCTGACAATCGTGTCTCGGTTGGCCGCACCTTGATTGTACAGCCGCCCCTCAACACGCTGGAACGCGAGATCGGCGTTACCAGTCGGCACCCAAACCTCGGTGGAATTCCCCTGCCCAAAAAACCAAAGCTCATCACCGATACGCTCAACCCGGGCAATATCATCCGGGGAGTTCTCGGCGGAGGCGAAGCTCAGCGCGTCCGGGTTCGTCTCTCCAGGCGCAATCCAATAGAGGCGCTGCCCTCCAGCGATAGTGAGAACGAAATATCCATTGATGTATGCGACCGACTGCACGGGCTGCGCATCCGGCATCGCGATCTGCGTCACCGTCACGCCATCGGTCGAATAGCAATCTGTTCCAGTGGCGATCAGCGCGCGCGCGCCACCTGCCGCAATCTGACAGCGCCCTGCGCCAGTGATAAAGCCGAGAGGCGTTACAACCCCCGCCTCTGTCACGCGGTAGAGGTTGGGACCTGACACGACCAAAAAGTCTCCGCCGAACGTCCCAAGCTGCTTGAACACGCACCTGGTGGGGCCAGACCCAACATCAGCAAAGTGCGCCAGGCCAGGGCGCTGGAGCCGCACATAGCCATCAACCAGATTGGTCGGATCTTTCTCCACGAACATATTGCGCAGGATGATTTTGGCCGAAAAGCCAGCATCGCGCTTGAAGTTGGAAACGCCGAGGGATACCGCCGTCACATGAACACCGCGCGGACAGGCTCAGACGGCGTGTCATAGTGGTGGGTGATGGCATACATGCCACGCACCGCGCCCACCGCCACTTGCTGAGACGCCTCAACCGCATAATCCGGCGCGACCCGGCACGCCAGAACGCAAACGAGGGCCTCGGAATGGCGGGCGCCAAGCGGTGCCGCATCGTTGAGCCCCAGATCTTCTAACTTTGACCACCGCCCGATCTGGGCGTCGTAAATCCATGTCTGTGACGCATCTGAGTAGAGATCGGTCACAATAACCCCTGCCCGGTCCCTCGGTGCGCGGGGGGCAGTTTGCCTTTCGCAGGTGACCCATTCTGGAAGGGTAACAGTCACGCCTTCCTCCCGCTTGCACAGGATGCGGTCCTGCTCCTTGGCGGTATATGTGGCGTCGGTCACCACCGCATCGCGGAAAGCGCCGAACACACCGGAGCCCACCATTTCGAGATAGATGGCCCGCAACGTCTCCATGGCGTCGTTGGCCTCGTTGCCAGACGGTTCATTCCCGCCAGCAACGAGGCTCAACTTACGCAGAGCGCGACGAACTATGTCACGACACAGCAGCGCCATCGCCCTCAGCTTTCGCCTTGCGACCACGGCCAGGCTTTGCAGCGCCATCGCCCTCAGCTTTCGCTGGGGGATGGTCTGCATCATCGACCGTGAAGCAAGGATGATTGCGGATTTTGCTGGACACATCGCGCCCAGTTTCGTCGCGAACATCGTCCGGCAGGTCTACCGGGACGCCGGGCTCGAAGAAGTGGCCGAACACAGTGGCCCAATCCTTGAACGCCGGGTCATCGTCACCAAGCCATGTCACGCGCATGGATCAGCCCCCCGTGCCGGAGGTGGACGGGTCTTTGATGTAACCCATAACGATCAGGCGCAACGTGCCAGCGGCGCCCGTCGCGGCATTGGTGCCTGCCGCGCCAATCACCGCTGTTTTCGCCGTGGTCGTATAACCTCGGCCAGCGGCAGCCATCGCAGCATCGGTCGTGCCGGACTGCGCAGCGGTTGAGGCCGCGAAGATCAGACCCGCCGTTGCCGCCGTACCGACATTAATGGTGAGCGCCGGGCTGCCGCCCGTATCCATGTCAGACGTGACAAGAATCGCGCCGGTAATGACGGCATTCGGCGGAAGGTAGCCGAAGTTGACCGTATCGGTTGTGGCTGGCGAGGCGGCGCAAGCCACCGTTTCGTCAAGCAGGGCTTGGATAGCCCCTGCCAGACCATGCGTGCGGATAGGCGCGCCCAGCGCATAGCCGGGCGAGTTGTAAACTGCCATTGGTATGTCTCCTTGATCTGTCTGTTAGTCGGCTACGCCAGCGGTGAGCACGCTCACCATGCCGAACTGCGTCCCGGTCACGCTGGTTTTGCGCTGCCCACGCAGTTCCTCGATGCCAACGCCCTGACGGAAGTTGTAATCAAAAGTGCGCTGGCGCGGCGTGGGCTGCTGGCCCCAGGCAATGCCTACCGCGCACTGGCCACAGAGGAAGTTCTGCGCCACGTCAATGCCGCCATTACCGGCACCAGCGATGGTGAGCTGCGCCAGTTCCGGCACTTCGCGATAGATCACACCGTCATAGATCAAATCCCCATCCTGGAAGATCGGGTTCTTGTCCATGCCGCTACCTTCGCGCGCGCGGGCATCGCGATTGGCATTCACCATCACGGGGTCCACCTTGAGATCGCGGAAGGCCCACGGATTGGTGAACATCACATAGAATTCACGCCCGGTTTCGGTGCGGTAGGGTGTGATGCGCGTCTTCTGGTTGGTGTCGGTCGCGCTGATGCCACCGGCCATCTTCGCCATACGCTTGGCAGCCGAGCCGATGCCAGTGGTCAACTTGTCGTCGGTCCCGTCCACATTGCCCAGCGCAGTCGCCCAGATGCCGGACGATGCGTTCGCCTTCGTAGCGCCAAACAACACGCGATCCGTGTTGTTGCCGAGGAAGGTGTTACGCTGACCAGCGCTGGCATTGGCATAGCTGACCGCCGTGTCCGGCGCATCAGCCGTGGCGCCGGGGATGATGACCTGACCGAGAGCGTCGATCAGGCTGTCACGCAGGCGTTCGGCAGACCATTCTTTCAGCCCGTCACGCGCCGCGTTGAAGAAATCGATCTCCGTCAGATAGGTGGTCGATTTCGGGATGACGATGGCTTTGCGCTGCCACTCAATGGTGACCTGGCAATTCCAGTTGTTGATGTCGTCTTCGTTGCCTTCCAGCAACGCAGCACCCGATACGCCAGAACCTTTCTGGCGACCGATGATCGGGATGTTGATGATCTTTCCGGCCTCGGTCTGAAGCTCGGCCTTGACACGGAAAATAGAATTCTTTCCGGCGCCCATATACGGGCTGAACGCGCTCTCGCGCAGGTATTCCTTGTAGTACTGGTTTGTCCAAACCTGGCGTTCGGACGATGTTGCGAGACGGACTTCCATTTAGTCGTTCCTTATCGGAAGACTGCATCAATCGCGGCCACCCCATGCGACGGCACAGCATCCACTCCACCACCGGCATTCGGGGCTGAAGCAAGGCTTGGTGACGGCGTAGGTTTGGGTGCGGGTTGTTGCAGCGTGGGTTGCAGTGGTTGGGCCTGTGTCGGCTGGCCCTCGCCGTTGGGCTGCGCTGCTCCCGCGATTTCGGCGTAACGCTTGCGGACATACTCGTCCGGGTCGTCTCCGATTTCGCCCAAGAGCTTGTCGCGCTTGTGCTGCTTGACGACCCAATCAACCGGGTTTTTCTGCTTCACATATTCGGCTGCAAACGCCGGGTTCTCGCCGGACTTCGACATCCCCCAGTCCATTGCGGACTGAACGGTGTCGTCGCCGTGCTTGGCGCGTGCAGTTTCTTCCGAAATATCAAAGCGGAGGTTCAGCGTTGTGCGTGCTGTTTCTTCGGCCAGATGTGCAGCAAAGGCTTCCGGGTTGTCATGGATCGAAGGGATTTCACGTGGCTGGGTCTTGGTGTCCTCAAATTGCTTGAGGCGTCGTTCCAATTCCTGCCGCTTCTCGCGCTCGTCCAACATGGCCGCGATGGGAACAAGCCCATGCTTCGGATCATTTGTCTGCGATGCCGGTGCTTGCGTCTCAACGGGCGCAGGTTCCGGTGCAGGCTGCTGAACGTCTGGCGTCGGCGCCGCTGGCGTTGCGTCTGCAACCGGTGTTTCCGGTGCCGGTTCGGGCTGTGCAGCCGGTTCCGACAAGGCAGCAGTGAGCGACTCCACGAGTGCGGATTCATCAGTCATAACGATTTCCCTATTCGCCCGAATAACGGCGGCGTCCCGTCATCGCCCGAGGATGCGGCGTCCACTGAACCTATTGCGGGAGGTTCGGCCCGGCTTCGCCCGTTGGCCCCGGCGTCGGGATAATGCCCTCAAGAGCCGACTTATGGCCCTGCAAAGCATCATTGACGGCTGCAACCTCTGCCGCATTTGCAGCAGAAAGGTTTTTGGCCGTCGATGAATTTATTTCGGCAATCTCAGAGCGGATTTTTTCCTCCGCCAATTGCGCTTGGCGCTGTTGACCCTGCGCCTGTTCCTGCGCGGCCTCGGCCCGCAGATCACGCAGCTTGCGGACGAACTCGCGCTTTTTCGGCACGGATGAAAGCTCGATCATCATCTCGAACGGCACCGCCTGCGGGCCATAGGCGCCTGCAATCTTCGCAAGGTCTTGGAACACTTCCTGTTCGAGCGTTGCCGTCTCCGGCACGGTATCGACCACGATATCCACATCCATTTTCGCGATGTGGTTTTTTGGCGGGGCGGGAACTTCGACCGGATGCCCCGTCTGCGGGTCCGTCATAATTTGCGGCGGCTCATCACTCGGCTCATTGATACGAACATATTGCGGCGCGCCATCGTCATCGGTCACCCGAATCCATTTCGGATCGGTCCATGCACGCGCGCGCGACCACATCTGCTTATAGCAGCGCATTTCCCAGTCATTGAACCGGCCCAGCACACGGGCAAGCTCGGTCATGCCAGCATTCTGGCGTACTTGTTGCGCGCGGCCAGATGCATCCGCAGATGATCTGCCAAGAATGGCAGGGTTCGGCGCCATGCGGTCGATCTCAGCCTTGGCCTCAGCCAATAGGTTCGCTTGCCCCATTGCCATGTCTGTCGTCGGCACAATTTGCCAGCCAGAGGGAATCACACCATCCGGGCGCGCGGCTTCTTTGCGGACAATATCGGCGTCGATAGGTGGCGCTGACATGTCCACCTGCTGCACCTGCCTGACATTGAGCAGATGCAGCAGCTTTGAGCGCCGCATGTTGATCTCGTCCTGCGGCCCACGCATATCGCGCACAGGGCCGTAACGGCGGTTCTTGTTATCCACATAGGCGGATTGGGCTTCGATAGGACAGAGCGGTCTATCTGAATCATCTACATACGGACTCTTGCCGTCTTCAAGTAGGCCCCCGGTCCAAAAGATGCTGCGCATCCACAAGCCGGCTTCGAGGTGGTACATCTCCACCACCATGACTCGGCGCTGCTTGCTGTCGATCCACGGCGCGCCGTTGTCCGGGCGATCTTCCCACGTCGCGTCGGTGGCGCCTGAAAGAAAATTGCCGGACGATGCGAAATTCGTCAGATCGCTGGCATGCGCTTTGTAGATAGACGCCACCTGATCAGCATACATCCACTTTGCAATGCCGAGGTATCGCGCGTCCTTGAAGTCCGACCGGCGCGAGCGCGGGTCATAGAAAAATTCTTCCCACCGGATTTGCGCTGCAATGACGTTCTGATCCTGCCCGGTCTCGAAGATTGCAGCGCAAGAGCCCTCAACGAGCATGTTGTCCAGCGCATCCATTTTTAGCTGCGGGAAACGCTGCGTATCGCTGATATAGCGCAAGGTCATCGATGCCACGTCGCCAGCATCCAGATCATCCCGGACCGGGCCCTGCTGCTGTTGCGGTGGCACCCCGGGCGGCATTTGCTGCTGCTGCGGCTGCGGCTGGCTCGGCTTGGGTGGATTGCGCAGATATGCGCGCGGGCTAGTCTTGGCCTGCTCCACCACACCAAGAATGCCATCTACGCCGCGACGAATGCGGTTGATGACAAGTTCGGGCTGCCCGCGCTCCCGCAGTATTCTCTTTTCGTCCGGCGAAAGTTGGTGACCGTCATAGTAATCCCGGTCGGTCATCGACTCGCGTCGTTCGTGCACCTTATTGCTGTCCGTCCGCGCATCGTCGAACATGCGGCGGTAGCGGGTAAGCTTATCGGCAGCCGATTTGGCGTCCGTCTCGGTCTCAGCCACCCAGCAATGCTTTCAGACGTGCGCGGATTTCGTCACAATTGGCGCGATAGCCTGGCTTTCCATCACGGGCGGCGAGCAGCGCCTTCAACCGTGCAATCTCCGCCAGCTTCGCCTCAGTCACGCCACTCTCCAGGATTTCTCGCCACTACGATTTCCCCACATGCCAAGATCAGCCGGATTGCGCGCCGGAACCTTTGGCTTGGCTGGGTTGATCGGTGCATTGATTGCGTATTCTCCAAAGGCATCGGCCCCGTGCGAACTCTCGTCGTGGAGCGCACCGAGCCAGATCCCGAGTTTTTCATGTCTGCGTCTGCGATAATTCCGAAGCCGCTTGACGCCTAAATCCGTTCCAACCCGGTCAAACGCCATGATTGGCAGAATGCGGCGCACCGCATTGATGCGGGCATCCTCATCATTCGGTACACCAACGCGGATGTTCTTAAGTCCCAGACCGCGCACCGTTTCCAGCCGCGACCGAGCGCCAGCGCCCCACTCCCTCACCTTTATGTCGTGCGGGAAATAATGGACGCCGTACCGATAGTCTTTCGGCAGAGCTACGGGGATGATAGTTTCCGGCCCCTCGCCGCTCGCCTCGCAATAGCCAATGGCCCAAGCCTTCACGCCGTCGTTCTGAAGCAGCCAGACCGCGGTGTAATCATCGACGCCAATGTCCCAGCAGGTATCGACCACATAGCGTGGGTCATACGGGTAATCCCCGATCCGGCCTTCGTTATCGGCTGCCAGCAGGTGCCGCGCGTAATAGGCGCCCTCCGAGATGACCTCGTAAGCGCCGCCCCACACATGCTCGGCCATCTCAGGGTCGGTAGCGTAATCCGCATCCTTCTCGGCCCGCAGCACATCTGGGAACCAAGGGTTGTCCTGCCAACCAACTTTGACAACCACGGAATCCGCTGGTCGGTTAGGACCGCGCAACAGCATGTCCACCGGGTCCGTGTCATTCCGTGGGTTCCAGGAGAACCACATTTCCGACCCGGGTTTGCGAATGGTAGGGCGTAGGATGCGGATAGACCGCTGTGCGAAGGTCTGCGCCTCCTCACACCATGCACCGTCATAGCCTTCCAGCGATTTGAGGCTGTCGGCGTTATAGTGATGCATCCCCTTCAGAAGGATCAGACTGTTATTCGGGCCGCGAACCTCGCCATCAACGGCCTTGAACGCGCTCGAAATGCCAAACTTGGCGGCCTTATCAAGCAAAAGCTGCTGGACCGACTCCTTGAGGCTGTTCTGCACCTCGCGCAAACAAGCCCATCGCGTCGGCTGCATGACGCAGCGTTCGATCAACTTCTCGGCAAAGAAGTGGGATTTAGCCCCACCTCGCCCGCCATAAGCTCCCTTGTATCGTGCAGGCTGTAGCAGAGGTAGAAACGCGCGCGGCGTCTCAATCCTTAGCGTTCTTGGCCGGGTCAACGATTACACGCTCGATGCGCTCAAACGGGATTGGCCCGCCGTCAGGACCTGATAGCTCGTGCTGTTGGCGGTCTCGCCATTCAGCCGGGCGTCTATTCTTCAGCCAGAAGATTGCCGCCGTCGTGTCAGGCGCAACCTGTTCGGTGTATGGCGCATACACTGGCTCCAGTGCGTTTGCAGGCATGAAGATCTTCACGGCTTCGTGACGATAGCCAACGGCCTTGTGGTACAGGCTGCGCTCAACCCGGTCGTCCGCCTCAGCCTTGCCCGCCTTTAGGGCCTGACAAAACTCCTTATGCTGGGTTTGCCAGCGGTAGATTGTCCGGACAGAAACCTCGAAGAAGTCGGCTAAATCCTCGTCTGTTGCACCCAGTTCGCACAACTTCTTGGCCTGCTTAACCGCAGCGGCTGAATAAGCGGTCGGTCTACCGTTTTTGGCCATGTGGTCTGTCTTTGGGTTCGAATAAATCCGGCCTGTCGATAAACAGCCGGTGGGATAGTGCGATCATGCTGAGATGGAGGCGGTGGTCGTCGCCGTCGTGGGCGGCATAAAATCCGTCCCAGGTGGACTGCGCGGCCCTTCGGCCATAACGCTCGGCATATACCAGCGCTACGCAAACATCCTTTGTAAGCGCGCGGGCGAACGGGCGGTGCCTCTCCGCATACAAATCTGCCTCCGCGTCTGTGCGGAAGGTGGGCATTGCCGTTGACATGCTAGATTTCCTTGATTTTCGGCTATAATAGCTGCCGTAAGAAACAGCCGCTGAGGGCCTTCACGATGCAGAAACTGCGATACGAGAGCCTCGAAACGCTGGGCCTGTCGCACGACGAAGGATTGCAGCGGGCCAAAAAGCTCGCAGCCGAGATACTCTCAATCACACCCTCACTGAGGGTTGAGCGCATGAACTACGATTACGACCTGGCCGTCGGCTCGCCTGCCTCCGGGGCCCTTGTCAGGTTGCTGCGAGCCCCGGCAGCGGAGGGCGAGACAGAAACATTTCTGATCCAGAATTCAGCTGCCGAGGTGATTGCCAGCCTGAATGCATAAAACGCCCGCCGCTCTTGTGGAGCGTGGGCGCAATACTTCAGCCTGTGGTGATTTGGTGCCGTAAAGTGCCGTAAATGCCGTATGGGTGCAAGAACTATTTTTGGAATTGCACAACGATGGCGAGGAGGCCGCGATGGCGCCAGCGCCGAACTGTGTCTCTGTGCGCACCCATGATCTTCGCCGCGCGGGAAGATTGAAGGCCAATCCCGCAACAAAGCCACACGGTTTTAGCCGCGTCACGGTCCAGTTTTCCAAGCCACATGAGCCAGTCCATGGCCTCTTCCATCTGTGTGATGGCGGCTGCGTTGGGCGGTGGCATCCGTATGCGGGTGCGCTCATTGGGATAGTCGATATGCCTCTCAGCCAGCATCCCAGGCCACGAGAGCATGGCGTAGCCCATATACCGGGCGTCCATGTCTGGCAGGCGGCGCAGGCACTCGCGGGCGGCTGAGATACGATCCCATGTTTCGTTGATCCCGGCGACAAGGTGATCTGGTGTTTTGCGGAGGGCTGCTGTCATGCGTGCCTCCCATCATCCGCGAAGCGCCACACGCCATTGTGTCTGATCTTTTCGCCCCATGGGACTTCGGATTCCATCCAGTTGCCAAAGCGAGACCAATGCTCGCGCGGTATCATCCACCACAGGTTTGGGCGCTCAAATTGGACTGATCGGGGTGTCGAGCTTTGATGCTCGGCACGGGCGCGGCGCTCACGTTGTGCTACAATCGCAAGCTCACGAAGCTGCCCCGGCGATGGGAATTTCTTATTCACCGGGTTTTGTCGATAGGTTTTGACCGCCGCCTCGATGTCCGAAATGTCGAAGTCCGCAAGGTCCTCGATGAAGTCCAACAGCACCTGCTTTGCCAAGCCTTGCGCCATTTCTGGCCGGTAGAAATGCCCGGTCAGCCCAGCCAGCAACGCCGCGACCGTTCTCGAACGGCTTGGCATCTCGTCGCGCTCAAATGGACGCGGCTGCTGCGAGGAAGGTGTCATGAGCTGACCGAATGCTTGCGGCCCCTTGTCGATCGTCATATTTGCCCTCCATCAGGTTCGTAAAGCTTGACTGCTGCGTGAAAAAATCAAATCCCGGCGTCCATGCCTCGTGTCCTTTGCCGCGGCCACTCTCGCCGCGGAGGAACGAGGATGCGCTGGCCTTGGCCATTGCGGCTCGCCAGCCTCCGATACCGCCAACTTCACGAAGTCGGGCTTTGAGCGCGGAGCGTCGCTTTGGGGTCACGGACTGGACCTTCGGCCAATCGTGTTCCTCGGCAACGAGGTTATAGGCTTCGATGGCGGGAGCGATTTCGTCCGCGTCAGCGGACCTTGCAATCTTCCTTCCTTCTTTCTCTACATCTGTCTCTGTATCTGTATCTGTATCTGTAGCGTTCGCACCGTTCGCTTGCGTTCGTTTGCGTTCGCGCCAGCGTTTGGCCCGTTCGGCTGCACCGTCCTCCTTGATTGGATTACGTTTTTCCCATCCACTCAATTTACCCTCGCAGATGACCTTGCCTTCCATCGCGGCCAAAATCGCATCAACCTGTTCTGTTTCGAGGTCCAAAGCAGCGGCGATATCCTCGTGAACGAGATTGAGCGTTCGCCCGCGTTCGTTTGCGTTCGCGGATGCGTTTGTCAGAACGATGGACCAAATGGCCAGCACATCACCGATGCGCTGGCCTGACTTGCGGGCTATGACCCGCCACTTCGGATCGGTCGGGGTGTCGTGATAGAAGCGTACCCACTCAGTCATGATGCACCTACTATCCGGCGCGGACGCGCTCTGCCGCCCATAAGCGCGTCCCTAGAGGGCGCCGAGAGCGTGGACGGTTCCATAGGGGTTGCGGCATGCTGGAACGCTGCTCGCCTGGCACAGGCCGCTGCACGCTGGTCTGCGAGGCTCTTGCGCAGGTGCGCAAACTTTGTCCGCTCCATGTTCTCCAAGGTGGTCAAAACTGCACGTGTGCCCGATGGCGTCATATCCACCGTGATTGCTAGCAGTCCGCGTTCCGAGAGGATGCGCAGCGTGGAGAGCGTCATATCTAGTGGGAAGTCCGCTATGGTGACAGGGCCTCTGGCTTTGTTGACCCAGAGGAGGGCTGTTCGTTGGCCGGGAGTGAGCGCTGTCATGCCACCCTCGCTTTAGTTTCCACCTGATATGCGCGTGCATGATGGGTGGCGCAGTACGGTGATTCAGATTTCACCGTCTGGCCGCAGAACCCAAACCCAGGCTCGCCAGGGTGCCCATGCGGCCAGTGGCATTGATGGCGCTCCAGCTCTATGAGCGGGATCACGGTGGCCGAAGCATCGGCGGCGAATTTCATGCCGTTGAGAGTGTGGCGACCTGCGGCACCCCTAACCCTGGCTTCCGCGGATGTGACGACGGGGCGCTTGGGCTTCGCCTTAACAGGCTCGCGCACGCCGCCTCTAAACCTGAGGCCTATGCGATAGGCGTGCTTGCCAACAGCGGAGCGTGTAACACCATTGCCAATCTTCGCGGCGATCTGGGCAATGGAATATCCTTCCTCAGATAGTGCTTTGAGCATGTCAACGCGCGGGCTATCCCATCCCCCTGACTTTTGAAACTCAGTGCTTTTCCAGCGATTATTAATGCTCATGCCGCCACCTTTCCTTCGTAAAGGATCCCGGCAACACGCGTCTGCGAACCCGGTGACGGACCCCACACATACCAAGCGTGATCTTCGGTCCCGCCGTGATCGCCGGGAAACCATTGGATGCGATCAAGCAGGGCAATTTTGGCGATGAAGCGCGGATTATCGCGGAATAGGTCTACCCGCGTCTTGCCGAAATCGAATTTAGCCGTCAGCAGTAGCGCCACAGTGCCTTTGCAGCGTTCCAAGGCCAGCCGCGCGAATTGGACAGCCAGACGGTTGCTTTTGCCATATGGCGGGTTTGTGTAGAGATCGTCGAAGTCTGGATCGTGATGGGCATTTGGGTCCAGAAAATCAAAAATTGCGTCATGCTGCCGATCATATGTGGCAATGTCAGTTGTATGGACTGTTGCACCATGTCTGCGCAGCACATCTGCAATGTGATGATTGCCAGCAGCAGGCTCCCAGACCCTCCGTCCGGCAACCGGGAAGCGCCGCACCAAGGCCTCCGTGCCCCATGCCTCCGTTTGGTAAAGGTGGTTTTTAGCGGGCGCATAATTCGAGGCCACAACGGTCATGCCGCCACCCGCTTTATCTCGATGCGGATACCCTTCACATCGGCAAAATACGTTCCGCCACCACGCACATATTTGGAGCGGTCATCTTCAAGGATGCCGCATTTTACCAACAGGTCTTCAACGGGCTTGGTGATGTTCGAGGCATCGCGGCGCGGGTGGCAATCTTCAACGAGGATTTTGAACTCCACCCTGCCGGTCACCCTGCCCTTGCACTGGTTTTGAATAATCAACGAGGCCGATTCAATCCATGCGTTGTACCTGGATGTTCGGACACGGCCCCTGCCTGGGATGTTCGCGTAAAGCTCGTTGGTGGATGGCGGCAAATGCGGGAGCGTGAGCACAAGCTCCTTATCCGCAATCGCCTTGCGCTCTACCTTGTATCTGTCTAGTGAAAATTTAACGCCCATGCCCCGGTTCCGCCTTCTGCGGTTATGTGATTGATGAAGTGCTTGTGAAATGGGCGCTACATGAAGATGGCGCCAAGCCCGATCCAAAACGCGACGCCGAGGCCGAACGAAAAGACGAGCCACGCACCGCTGTATTTTCCGGGCGTCTCAATGAATGTCCGCTCAGGCTCAGGCATGGAAAGCTCTGTGCGCAATTGGCGATGTGTGCGCTCGAAACGCAGGGCATATTCACGGGCCGGTAGGCGCTCGAACTGTCGATAGCTCATGCCGTTCTCCCTATCCGCTGTGCGGCTGCAATGAATCTGTGAAGCTCGGCTTGAAATGCCGGGTCTAAGTCTTCTTCCAAGAGCAATATTTTCCGCGACCACGCTTTAAATGTCGGGTTGCGGTGATAGGCGTTGAGAAACGCCGTCAGGCTCATGGGATTGTCGGCGGCCATCCAATTCTCTGCCGCCTTCGGCGACATGCCGCTATCATCTGCGGCCGCCTTGGCAACAGATTGCTCGCCGTCATAGGTGGCGTGGATCACTTCTTGGCAAAGATGGGCCGTGTCTCGGTTGCTCAGAAGAACGTTTCGCGAATTGCCGCGATTCTTTCGGGCATATGGCCCGCGTGCATACTGCATCAGTTTACCCCAGGTTGATCCCTGAGGTGCTGATGCTTCCTTGATTTTTGAATTGATGAATGTATCGGAAGGCCACGTTGCAGCGTGGTCATCCAATTTGTATGCGAGTAAAGACGTTGAAAGCATTAGGCGGTGCCCCTTGCGAATGGAGTTTTTCCACTTCCGTTCGCCGGGAAGCGCCAGTGATACCAGCGGTCGCGCATGAACTCGCTCAGGCCGTCCGGGATCTCGGATTTGCCAAAAACTGCGGCAGCCATTCTGAGCAGATAAGTAATGACCGCCTTAAATTCGAGCCATTCGAGGGCAAGGCGTTCGGCTACCAGCTTGCCGCGATCTTCGGCGTGACGAAGGTAAACTGCCATTGCTTCTTCGATGGCATCCTCGTCATCGCTCACGCCGTGGAATGCGTGGAACACGTTTTGCTCGCGGATGGAATAGTTCGTCATCTATCGAGCCCGTGTGCTGAAATAATGGGGCGGACAGGAGGAAGGGGAAGCCCCTGCCCGCCCCTGCTCCGCGCCGCAGGACGTGGGGAGACGGCGGCGCGAATTGGAAATCACATTGTGTTGGACGATCATTTTATGCCCCCCGACAGTTCGAGGCGCTTGCGAAGTACATCTCTTGAAGAAAGGAGTGTGGATATGGTCTCGGCGAAGATCGTGGCGCGACGGGTAGCGTCATGCTGATGGTCGTAAAGACTAACCAATTCGGCAAAAGCGTCTGTCGCGACCTCCGCCTTGTTGATAATGTGATTCACTTCAGAGCGAATTTGGGGATTAGACATGGCTGTACTCGCTACCAGTTGCCCGCATTGCGGGACCGAAAAGGTTGCCTTTCAGGTTGTGTTTTCGACGCGCACGGAAGACCTCGGCAATGCAATGCACAACTGTCTTGCAACATGCGGAAACTGTTCGGCGCCGATTTGTTTTACCGCCGTAGAAAATGTGCGCGGGTCGGTCAGGCCGTCCGAGGTGTCGGGCTCCGTGACAGACAAGTATCTTATAGTTGCGTGCTGGCCCAAGCCCCCGAAGATTGGCGCACCAATGCATTGCCCCCAATCCATCGGCAGGCGATTTATAGAAGGGGAGCAAGCCTTTCATCGCCAGAGTTGGAACTCGGCTGCCGCTATGTATCGTTCGGCGCTGGATATTGCGACGAAGGAAATGGTGCCCGACGCCCCCAAAATGCTCATGGCTGCGCGACTGGCTTGGATGGCCAAAAACGGAAAATTGACCCAAGACCTTCGAGACTGGGCGGATCACGTTCGGGTCGGTGGCAATGAGGCAATCCACGATTCCGACGAGTTCGAGGCGGCTGACGCCACCCCGCTCCGGTATTTCACCGAGATGTTTCTTCGCTACGTCTATGAATTGCCGGGTGAGGTTGCCCGACTGCGGGGCGCTCCCCCAACCTGATTGTGGAGCCCGCGCCATCTATGCGGCCTCCGATGTGTTTGGTGCTGGATAGAGATCGGGGCGAAGTTGATGACGCTGTATTGCGCCGTTGGTGGCGCGCTCTATGGGCAGGCACCATTCTGCGGGGATGGGTTGATGTTCGCGTTTGATTACGTTCCAGACCCATTGCTGGGTGACCGGTCTGCCAAGCAGTGCCGTAATCTCTCGCGCAAGAGGGGCTTGGCCGCCGCAAATGCGGGCCGCTTCAACCAGTTGGTTCTTTGGGTCGTGTGCCATCCTCAACGATATACAACAATGGTTGTTTATCGTCAACAACATCACTTGTGGGGACGGTTAACAACCTTTGTTGTAGATTTCGCCCATGAGTAACTTGTGTGATCGCCTTGTACAGGCAATGGAGCGATCTGGGCTGAACCAACCCCAGCTTGCAAAGGCGGCCTCAACCCGGGACCAAAAGGTCTCACAGCAGGTCATTCAGCAAATCCTCACGGGCCGGAATCAATCCAGCAAATTCACTCCCACCATTGCCCGCGCCCTTGGCGTGCGGGCCGAATGGCTAGCAGAGGGCATTGGCCCGATGGAGGCCCAGGTGCTCGCGGTGGCGACGGTGCCGGTGATCTCCCGTGTCCAAGCCGGGGACTGGAAGGCGCATGTCTCGCACGGGCAGTTCGAGCGACAGATCGGCTGCGATACCAAGGTGAGCTCACAAGCCTTCGCCCTTGAAATTGCAGGCCAAAGCATGCTGCCCAGATTTCAGGAAGGTGACGTGGTTATTATTGACCCAGCTATTGAGCCCGTGCCCGGCGATTTTGTGGTGGCACGTCTAGATGGCGAGGGCGAAACCACGTTCAAGCAATTCCGCATCAAAAGCCATTCGCCAAAAATCATTGAGTTATATGCGCTCAACGAATTGTTTGGCTTTCACACGCTAGAGAATAGTCGTCGGGGCATGATTATCGGCCCGATGGTGGAACATCACAGCTATAGGCCGTAGTCGCTTTTAGTTTGGGGGGGCTTCATTGCCAAAGCAGGAATATTCGGAGGCGGAATATCATCGCGACGCTGACAGGTTTTTCGCAATTCTCAGCAGCGCTCTGATTTTACTGGTGGCGATTGAGATTGTAGCGGGCTTCGTTGTTGCTGGGTTTGAAGGGTTGTTCTGGCTTCGGCATGGCGCGTGGCCGGATTGGCCGTTCCGGGTGGCCTTAGACTTAATCGGTGCGGGGCGGCTCCACTTTAGTTGGGTTGGTGTCCAAAAAGTCTTTAATTGGCTTGCCAGCCTGAATTTGTATCTTGGTCTCTGGGTGATAGCAGTCCCGACTGCGGCGCTTATTTCTTGGTCGGAATCATCAAGGCGGAAGCATGGAAGATAAAGACCTGGTGGTCCTATTGGATGATCGCGATCTGCGGCGCAAAGAGATGTATGAGCGGCATCATCAATTAATGGGTACCCTTTCCGCAATAAATGAAAAAGTTCGATTAATCTTGGTTCTGGTTGGCTTTGTGGCGCTGAAATATTTTTTTGGGGAATGACGCAATGAATGCGAAGCTCATATTCGGATTATTGATTGGCACAGCCCTACTTTCACCCGGCCTTGCCAACGCCCGCAGCACCTTCACCAAGCCCTATGTGAAGAAAAACGGGACCTATGTGGCCCCGAGCCTGCGAACCACGCCAGATCACACCAAGCTCAACAACTATTCCACCAAGGGCAATGTGAATCCCTATACGGGGAAAGCTGGAACGGTTGATCCGTATAAGCTGAAACTGCCCTCAAAGCGGAAGTAGCCCCACCCGTAACAGTTGATTGGTGGGGCTAGCGCGCGAGGTCAAGCTCTTCGATGCGAATTTGAGCGGCCATCTTTGAGACGCCAAAAAGCGCAGCTAGTGCCACCGTCTCGGTAATGCCCTCGCGATATTTCCGTTTGAACAAATTCGGGGGCATTAAAATATACGCAGCGTAGCTATTGGCTTGCGCTTCGTGATAGCCGCCCAGCTTGCTCCGGTACATCACGTCATCGGTAATACCGTCGCCTATGAGGCTGCGGTGAAGCATGTAGTGCCCAATTTCGTGCGCGATAGTGAATCGCTGCCGCGCAGGGAAATCACCTGCGTTGACTGTGATTTTGTAGCCCGCGTAATCGTGTTCAATTTTGCCCGCGCAATCTGTTAGCTGCTCAAATACTACGCGTATGCCCAGCCTGTCCGCGATGCGTTCAACATTAACTGGCGCGGTGATTAAATGCTGAGCCACGATTTCAGACGGCAGGTAGCCGCCAGCAAGTATTTTCGATGCAAAGCTCATTTCACATCCTCACCATTATACGCGTCGCCGAAGCGTTGCGCGCTCGCCTCTTTACCTAATCGCGCCTCGACCTCACGAGTTACCAACTCTGTTGTAACACTAAAAGCAACGGTAGTCGCCGTTTCTCGTGCCGCTTTCTCCGCCGCCCGCTCGAGGGTTTCCTTCACTTCGCGGTAACCCCAGATTGCCCCCACGGCGACGACCACTGAAACGCCAGCCAAGATAAGGGCAGCACCGCCCAGAACCACGGTTGCTAGGTCCGCATACTTAGAATCGTAGACTATTACGTGGGCACTATGAGCGGTCGAAAAGACGGCTACAAAGCCGAAAAGAATGAAGATCAGGGTCCAAATGACCCGCCAAAGCTCCTCGTATCTTCCCATGATGCCCCCCAGCACAGCGCGGCGCACGTTATGATGAGTCGCTGCCCCAGCCTACCCACCTCGGTTTAAAGGCCGGTTACCCCCCTCCAATCGTTTGCAACGCCCTGGCTGGGGTGGTGACCTGCCCGTCAGGGGATGGGGGTGGCGCCCTCTGGGGCCAGTGCGGATGGATATCGCAAAAACAACCGTCGATGGCCGAATAACAATCTTTGTTGTTGACTGATACAACCATTGTTGTATTCTCCCTCCATACCAAGCCTCTCACCGAGGCGGCCCCACCGGGGCAATGGAATGGAGATGTGGGATGGCGAATTCAGTTTTCACTTGGAAGGACGCACCGGACCTGATGGCGGCCCTTGTGGCGGCCCAGAACAGCCCGGCCAATACCGACCTCGACATCGTGACGTTCGCTGGCTTTTGCGAGTCGCGTGACGAGCTGGTGGCGCACCTCTGCCGCTATGAAATCCGCGCCCAGAATTGGGCCGCCGATCACGCGGAGGCTGTGTGATGGCAATCAAATTTGAAGTCCGTAACCGCTGGTCTGGTGAGGTCCAATTCACAGCAGAAATCGATTGCGATGAAAGCGCGTATCACAGCCTGAAACTGGGGCTGGCGGTGAGGTGGGGGCTCAAAAGCGGTGCCAACCTGAGCGGTGCCGACCTGAGCGGTGCCGTCCTGAGCCGTGCCAACCTGAGCCGTGCCGACCTGAGCCGTGCCGACCTGAGCGGTGCCGTCCTGAGCGGTGCCGACCTGAGCGGTGCCGTCCTGAGCGGTGCCGACCTGAGCGGTGCCGACCTGAGCGGTGCCGACCTGAGCGGTGCCGACCTGAGCCGTGCCGACCTGAGCGGTGCCGTCCTGAGCGGTGCCGTCCTGAGCCGTGCCGTCCTGAGCGGTGCCGTCCTGAGCGGTGATAAAATCAAACGACTACTGGCAATCGCTGGCCGCCTAGATGGTCATTCTTTCCATGCCTTCGAGCTTGAGGCCGGAGGCATGAAGGTCAAGGCCGGTTGCCGGTGGTTCACCATCCCGGAATATCGCGCGCATATCGCTGCCGAATATCCCGGCACAGATAAGGCGGCTGAAACCTCGGCCATTCTCGATTTCTTCGAGCGCCGCGCCCGTGATCTTGGTGCCGTCCAGGCCTCTAAAGCGGAGGCCGCGTGATGGCTGGTGAAAAGCACACGCCGGGGCCGTGGCGCACCACGCAAACGTGGTCGAGCCTCCAATTTTCAGGTGAGTACGGAGTGGAAGCCCCTACTCCTGAAGGGCCGGGCCACCCCACACCTAACGCCACGGGGTTTTATGCGATGGCGCTTCCTCCGCCTCATGGCCGTGACCCAGAAAGTAGGGCAACTCAAAAGGCCAACGCCCACCTTATCGCGGCGGCGCCTGATCTGCTGGCGGCGCTCAAGAGTGTGATTTCGTCTCGCGGCGGGGTCATGGCGCTGGGCAAGAGTGACGCTCGCACAGTCGCAGTCCTTGCCGCCATTGCCAAAGCGGAGGGCGGTGAAGCGTGAATATCCACACAGCCACATTCCTCAGCCTAATCGCTCTCGCTGTCATTGTCGTGAGGTTCGCATGAACACGATGCCAATAGCTCGCTTTGATGGTTCGTCACTCAGCCATGTCAATGATGTGGACGAACTCTCAGACGCCGATCTGTTCAGCGATCACAAGGCGAAGAAGCAATTCGATCACATCTACGCAGAGTTACGCAAGGACGTGGAGAACCTCGGGCGCACAGCAGCGTCCAGATATGGCCGACAGCGCATCCAAGAGTTCTTGGACTTGCTGGATAGCGCCATGTCCGACGCTTCGGTCGATGCGTGGGGCAAACTCATTGATGACGCTTATCAGGAGAGAATGAAATGACACCGATAGAAGCTCGCGATGCAGTAATCGCTCTCCGCCGCCGCGTTGGCCCAAAGGCAGATGCGATGGTGTCGCTAAATACAGATTCGTATTCGACCAACCTCCTTAGTTTGGCACTTTGGCCGGATGGATATGGCAGGCCGTTGGCATTCCGCATCGAAGCAGACACATTCGACGAGCTTATCAAGCTCGCCAACCAGGCTTGGGAAGAACGGCAAGTCGAATATCACGCCAAAATTACCCGCGCCATGGCCCTCGAAATCATCCGCCTAACCGCTGACCACGGCGAATGCACGGACGCTGCTCTCCGGGCCACCTATTCCGTCGAAGATGTGGCCCGATACGGCAAAGAAGCCATCGAAGACGCCAACAAGATCGCCAGCAATGGCCCGTTCTCGATTGCGATTTTGCGGGGAGCAAACGCAGCATGATCGGCTCCCGCGCCTTCGAGCGTCCTGAACACTACAGATTCGCCCGCGAACAGTCTGCATCCATGCGTAATGCAATGCTGGAGAGCGTAGAACCTTTGCGTCCATGGGGTGCAGATGTGTTGAGCGCGGTCTGTCTGGTTGGGTTTCTGGGATTTGTGTTCGTGTTGCTGAGCATTTTGTGATGCGTGAGCCGTCCGATCCTTATGCATGGCACAGCGCGGCGATGGCCGGGGAAAAGCCTCGGATCACGCACGAGCCTGAATGCGGCTGGTTTCGTCGCCGGTCATGCAAAGGCGGGCCGTTCGTGCCTGTCAAGATTTTCCTCGAAGCCGAAATTGATCCTGAAACCGGCGAATTGATGGGCGACGAAATCATGCGCTGCGAAGTCGACGGTAAGCGCCGCGTGCCGGATGAGGAATGGACCTGGATCGCTGACAAACCAATCTCCGAAGAAGAATACCTCGAAATGATTGCCCCAGTTTTTACCGATGCGGACGAACGAAATCTCCCCGCTGGTCTCCATTTCTGAAAGGAATGTCTATGAACGCCGAAATTGCACGCCACGGGATCGGTGGAAATAAACCACCAGTCACCGAATTGCTCGGCACTGCTTACGCCGACTTGGTGACACGGATCAAAGCCGCGATCGAAAGCGCCGGTCGGGCGCCTGCCGTGATCGAGGATGACGCCACCCTCGGCAAGTTTGCCGATACCGTCAAATATATCGCGAAGCTCGAAAGGGAAGTGGAGGACGCGCGCAAATCCGAAAAGGAGCCGTACCTGCAAGGTGGGCGTGATGTTGATGCCTTCTTTGCTGGCTGCACTGGCGAACTGACCGCCGCAAAGAAGGTGATCGCCGGTCGCCATACTGATTATCTGGTGAAGAAGGAAGCGGCGGAACGAGCCGCCCGCGAAGAAGCCGCCCGTCTCGCCCGCGCTGAGGAAGAAGTCCGCCTCAAAGCCGCGCAGGAGGCCGAGGCTGCTGGCCGTGCCGACGAAGCGCAAGAGCAACTTGAAACTGCCGCACAGGCCGAGGTCGCCGCCGTGAAGGCCGAAGCAGAGGCCCACGCCAAGCCTGCCGATCTTGTGCGGACCTACAGCACAGGCGGCTCGCTTTCCAGCCTCAAGAAAGAATGGACGTTCGCTATCGAAGATATGGCGAAGGTCGATGCTTCTGCGGTCTGGCCCTATGTCGCCGCCGCAGACAAGGAGAAAGCAATCCGCGCCTTTGTGAAAGCCGGTGGCCGTAGCCTTGCTGGTGTTCGGGTTTACGAAGCAGCGAAAGGGATGGTGCGGTGATGGGCACGAAGGAAATCGCGACGGCTCTGGTAGCCGCGCAGAAGGCCATAAAGCCAGCAATCAAGGATGCCAAGAACGCCGCGTTTAAACGTCCAGGCGAAAGCGACGGCTCGCGCTACGCCGATCTAGCGTCGGTCTGGGATGCGTGCCGGGAAGCCTTGACCGAGAACGGCATTGCGGTCGTTCAAGTCCCGAACTTTGACGGCAACGATGTGTGGCTGGAAACGACCCTGCTGCACACGTCCGGCGAAACCATCACCGGGCGCTACCCGCTCCGCCCCACGAAGAATGACCCGCAAGGTTACGGCTCGGCCCTCACATATGCCCGGCGCTACAGCCTAGCCGCCATGATCGGCGTGGTTGCGGATGACGATGATGATGGCAATTCCGCCAGTGTCAAACACGATGCGCCTGTAGAGCACGCACCGGCCAAGCCAGCACTAACCCCCGCCGAACGCGCGGCGAAGGCGAAGGCTTGGGGCGAGGATGCTATCGGCTTCGTCAACCGCACGGGCGCCAGCGAGACGTTCAAAGCATGGCGCGAAAAGAACCTCCAGAACGTCGCCAACCTGAGAGAAATCCATCCCGATCTCCACAAGCGCCTCCTTGCAGCCATTGAAGGCCGTGAGAGCGCGTTCGCCAGCGCGAGGGCCGCATGAGCAGCGTCAATAAAGTAATCCTACTCGGCCACCTCGGCAAAGACCCGGAAGTCCGGCGCATGACAAGCGGGGAGCCCGTTGTGTCGCTATCTGTCGCCACGTCCGAACGGTGGCGCGACAAGGGAACGGGCGACCAAAAAGAAAAGGTCACTTGGCATCGCGTTGTGATTTTCAATAGCGGACTTGTAACTGTTGCAGAGAAATACCTCCGCAAAGGCTCAAAAGTTTACCTTGAAGGCCAGCTTACAACACGCAAATGGACGGACCGGGACGGGATTGAAAAATTCTCAACCGAAGTCGTGTTGCAAAAGTTTCGTGGCGAACTGGTGCTGCTGGACCGTGTGGACCTTGGCGAGGCGGTGGAGATGCGCGACCCGCCACCAGCGCAGCGTGAGCCAGGCAATGGTTTCGACGACGAGATTCCATTTTGAGCCGCGCACTTCTCATTCTGCGGTCAGACGCTATCCGGGACAAGGCATGCCATTGGGTTCGCAGATTGCCGGATGGAACACGTCTGGAATTCAAAGAGCCTCAGCGGTCTTTGGAACAGAACGCCAGAATGTGGGCGATGCTGACCGACATATCAACGCAGGCCAAGCACGGCGACCGCAAATATTCGCCCGACCAATGGAAATGCTTGTTTCTGCACGCCGTAGGCCGTGAAACGCAATTCATGCCCGCGCTCGATGGCAACGGCTTCATTCCATACGGGCAATCATCTTCGGATCTGTCGAAAAGAGAAATGACTGATCTGATCGAATTCATGTTCGCGTGGGCCGCCGAACATGGCGTGACCTTCCATGAGCGGGAGGCGCGGGCAGCATGACCGTACCATATGAAAATGCCACCAGCGGCGGCAAAGCGCGAGACGAAATCGTGAAGATGCTGCGCCGGTTCGGTTGCGAGTCCGTTGGCTTCATGGATGATTTTGAGGGCAATTCAGTAATGCTCGCCTTTCAGCATCGTGGGCGCCCTGTCCAGTTGCGGGCGAGCGCGCGTGGATGGGCTCAGATGTGGCTCAAAAAGCATCCGTATAATTCCAGAGGAACCAGGAAATCGCGGACCGACCACGAACAGGCCGCCGTAAGGCAGGGGTGCGTGGCGATAAATTCAATCCTTCGCGATTGGGTTAAGGGCCAGATTACAGCGGTTGAAACGGGCGTCCTGTCATTCGAGGCTGTGTTCATGCCTTACATGCTGACAGACGATGGGACGCCTGTTCTAGAGCGCCTAAATACACTGAACCTCTTGCCAGCCCCAACGGGTAGCACATGAGGCAAGCCGATTTCACCAAGGACGTTAAACGCGCCGCGCTGCGCCGGTCTGGCAACCTCTGCGAAGGTACGGGCGATATGTACGGCCTGGAGCCGAACAAGCGGTGCAACATGTCCTTGGCCCATGGTGTCGAGTTCGACCACATCATCATGGAAGCGAATAGCCACGATGGATCGCTGGAGAACTGTGCAGCCGTCTGTATCCCCTGCCATCGGTACAAGACGGCAAAGTACGACATTCCATCAAATGCCAAGGCTCGGCGCATCGAAGAAAAGCGGCTGAACCTACGCAAGAAATCGTCCTTTCCCAAGCACCGCGATCCCTGGGGAAAGCAATGGAGGTCAGCATGACCACACGTAAACAACGACTGCTGGCTTTGGCAATCACGTTCGCAATTGCGCTTTGTGTTAGCGGCCTCGTTGCTATGGGCATTTATTTTCCGGCGGTTACATTCTGGCTGCTTATGGCCGTCATAGCTGCGGATTTGTTCGCCGTGCTGTACCTAATCGTCGCCTCATTTCTTTGGTACCGGAGCTATCCATGACCACACGTAAGAGAGTGAAAGCTGTGAAGGCGGCGGCTCTCAAACCTCAGCAGGGGTTCAGCGTCGCATTTGAGTTTTGTGGCGACCCTGAATGGGTACCGGGAATATTTGAGGAGACACCCGCCGATTGTAAGGAAGCAATCACACGGCGATCTGGTATTCGCTGGTCGGTTCTCAAAAAATCCGGCCACTACGTCATCCCCGTCACAATATCTCCAAGGGTGAAGTAGATGGGGGAACAGAAACACACGCCGGGCGAATGGCGCACCGATCCTGAGTGCGAGCATGAGTGCGTCATTGGCGAAGACGGGATGCTTATTGCCGATTGCGCCATTTTTGGCGGCGAGCACCCACGTCACCAAGACGCAAATATTGCCAATGCCCGCCTTATAGCAGCAGCACCGGAATTATTTCAGTTCGTTGAGCGCATCTCACGTTTCACGCCTGCCGGTGCTGATCCGGAAGATGATGCAGCGGTGATCAATGGCCTTATTGCCGTTGCCAAATCGCTTTTCGCCAAAGTCCAAGGAACCCCAGCATGACACACAATGCAGAGAGTGAAGCGGTGAAACACGCGCTTGTAAGTGACACCCTGTATATTGAGCGCGGCGGGATCATCGGCAAATGCGTTTGCGGGTGGAACACCGGGCATAGGATTACG